ATGTCGTCAGCTTTGAACTGACCTGAGGCTGCGTCGTAGTAAACTACGCTCTTGTCTACTTTAGCGGAACTGTCTAGATCAATACCCTCGCCTTTCGGGCCTCGGGGGCCAGCGGTTGTCGCGGTTACAACGTTTGTTTTTGTTGTTTGGACAACAGTTGAAGTGCCGCTATGTGTAACAGTAACGGTTGGCTTTTGTGTGGTTACGTTGACGGTGGTCATGCGGTGTAACCCTCCGAAACGTAGATGACTCCTTCTAAATAATACTCTTTGATGTCGCTTTGATCCGTTAAAAGCACGTCGTAGTATGCTTCATCAGGAAAATCAGCAGTCTGCGTGTCGGTCAGGCTAATGGTGATCTTGCCTGCGCTGCGGTCTGTGTAGGCAACAGCAAAATCTGCGTATTTGGTGGTGCGCTTCTTGTTCCAAGCTTGGGCTTCAGCGGTCCAGCCGGTCAGGTCAATTGCGGCATCATCGCTGTCCTTGAACTGCAGCAAAACGCTGTAGTCGGCGCGGCGCTGCAACGTGATGTTGTACGTTCCAGGTTGGACAGCCATAATGCACCTCCGTCTTTCTAGTTTAGGTCATAAACCGAGCTAGGCCAATCAAGTCTTGATGCAGGGCAATAGAGCCATGTTTTCTGGCCGCGCTTCGGTGCCGCCGTCGTCACTAATAGTCGTTGTGGTGCTGATTGTCAGATTGCCACTGTTGCTAACGCTAATAGGGTGCGTGTGGCCGCTGTGAGAGCTAGTGCCGTAAGTAGTATCATTGTCAAAATCCCTGCGGGTATCAAGCAGTCGGTCATTGTTATAATTGTCGGGATCGGGGCTGAGTCCTATAACTACAGTGTGGCTGTGTGCGCCACCTTTTGACGAGCTTGCAGGGTGGTTGTGGTTGCCGCCTGTTGTAGTTGAAGTTGCTGTGTGATTGTGAGATTTGTTTTGGCTTGATTGTGTTGTGCCAACCGCATTGCTGCTAGTTGCGCCTCGTAAAAATTTACTCCGCAAATCGGGCAGATTAAATGTAGTTGACCCGTCACCGGAGCCGTAGTTAGTGCCAATTGCGTCAAACAAATCGGCATAAGTTGTGCGACTAACTGCCGCGCCATTTGCATGTAAGTAACCCGTGGGTGCTGTTGTTCGTGCGCTAAAAATAATTGTCCCAGCAGGCGTCAGATCGGTTGCTGCTGGAATGGAGTCAATCTCATCATCTACATATTTTTTGTTTGCGGCTTGGTTGTCAGTGCTTGGGTCTCCGACAAGCGTTAACGAGCCGGTCATCGTTCCACCGGCCAACGCTAAATAAGTGCTCGCAGCATCTGTAATTTTCTCATATCGGTTATCAGCATCGGTTTGGCTTATGCCTACAGGATCAACACGAACAAAGTTTGCACCGTCATAAATTTTTAGTTCGTCTGGGTCTTGCGATGTGTCAAGCCATAATTGTCCTAATGCAGGGCTAGCAGGCGCAGATGTTCCAGGGCTTGTAGCAACTGAAGATCCGGGCAAAAAGCTCACAATCGTAAAGCTTGCGCCGTTGTAGACCTTTAGAACTGGGGGGTTTGTAGTGGTGTCTACAAAAAGTTGGCCGTTGTACGGTGAAGCAGGCTCTGTCGTGCCAACGGTCAAGCCTAGCTCTACAAGCCTCAATGCCAAGTTGTTGGCGGTAATCTTACGGGTTTCGCTGCCGCTAATGCTACTGAAAGGAATAACGTCAGGGCTGGCAACAGTGGTTGCCGCTGGCAGCTGAGAGATTCTGGTATTTGCCATTAGTAGCCGACGATTAAAAGATCAACTAGGCCGGTCACGCCAGTCCCAGAGGAGTCTAGACACTTAATCGTAACCGAATCGCTGGCTTTTGCAGTAACCACAGCCGTAACCGCTGTTGAGCCGCCAGTCTGCAACGCTGTGATAGACACGCTTTCAACACTGCGGAAGGTCTTTGTCAACGACACCTGCGTTCCAGCAGCTGCAATTGCCACGTCGTTTTGCTTCTCAATAATGTCGGGGTAATCAAGCTCAGCTGTTAGGGCGGTAAGGTTGCCCGCAGTCACGCCCCCGTCAGGGCTCTTAAATCTAGTTTCAACGCGGTAGACATCTCCGAGCAGTTTTTCAAATGGAGCGTAGGGGTGGACAACCCCGCCTTCCGCAAGCTCTGTATCAGAATAAAAACGCTGCTCTGCCAACAAGTTAAAGCCCCTGGCGGCATAGGTGCCTGACGCACTGCCAGATAACGTGATCGCAGCACCACCACTCGTAGCAGCCACCCTGAAGCTTGTAGTAGTTAAATCGGTCGTAGCCACAAAGTAGGTAACCCCAGTGCTGATTCCTGTAGGCAACGTGCCAGAAACCTCAACAAACTCAATCGTGTCCCCTGCGCTTAAATCATGTTGAAAGGTGATGCCGTCCCTCTGCAGCTCAAAATCATTTGCAGACACGTCAATTACAACATCTAAATCCTCAAGCAACAAGCCGTCACCATCTTCCTTGGAAACCACATTGTCGTTGCCAGTCAGCGCAACTAATCTGTGTTGAAATGTGGCCGTTCCAGTAGTCTCAAACAGCAAAGCACTTTCGCTGTTGTTGTTGTCAAAATTCCAAGTAAAAAAGCTGTCTAGCTCTGGGTCTGTTTGAACGAGGTTCCCGCCCGAAACTTCGCAGTTGTCATAGGTTCCAGGCCAATCGTTTGTAGGGGCATTTTTTGCATCAATCGATTGAATCGCGTTGCTTACTGGTGGAGCGCCAATGTTTACAAGCACAAACGCTGGCACGTCAGCCCGCCACTGCGTCGCGTCAACTGCTTTGACCATGACGACAAAAGTGCCGCGATCAAACAAACTCGTTTCAAACCACTGCTGTTGAGCAGGTAGGCCACCAGAGGCTAGCTCAATACCAGCATCCCAAGCTGCTTGCGTATTCAAGCGCCTAGAAAGATCTGCTGGCCCTGTGATTGTGTAAACGCCGGTTGCCGTCCCAGTAAAATCAAGTGGATTGCCACCACTTGTTGCGCTGATTCTAAATTGTGTACTTGTGAAATCGTCGTCAACAACAAAATAAGTTTGTCCAGACGTAACGCCTGTTGGTAGTGTTCCCGTTGTGGCCTCAAAAACGACTTCATCGCCTACGTTTAGTAAGTGCTGGTTCGTCCTAGTTCCAAGTACAGTTCCCGTTTTAATCAAAACAACATTGTCTGTCAGATTAAACTCAACTGCATTTGCAGGCAATGTGCCCGACTTATATCTAACTTCGTAGCCAACAACGTCTGCAACAATTTGTTGATCCCAGCTGCCATACTCTGTTAAAGGTAATTGCCAGCTAAATCGTTTTCCGCTGCTGTTTTGGTTTTCAACAACTCCAAAATTACTAGGGGTGGGTGGAGCAATTTCAGACCGCTCCACAAAATCATAAATGTAATCGTCAGGCTCCTCGCCAAAAATTGCGCTTGTAAAGTTTACTCTCACGTCGTAAGTGTCAGGCGCGTGAAAAGCAACTGTGTAATAGCCAGTCAACGGGATGTCTGCCAAGAAATACCAGCCTTCTTCGTTGGGTGGTTTCACCCCAGGAATTTCACCGGAGCCCAAAATTCTAGGCTTGCACCAGCACTTGTAACCACTGACTCGCTCAGGGATTGGCGTAGTTCCCGGATCAACAATGATAAGTTGCGTGCCATCAGGCTGGTTGGCGTGCGTGACAGTTGCAGCAAAATCAGAATCGCTTAAATCTGGAATTGGGTCAAATGGATCAACGTCATATTCTGCAAATTCAGATTGTTCACCAATGCGATCAACTGTTGCAACTTTTACTTGATACTGATTGCCAAAAACATGCGTTTGCAGCGGTATGTCTATGTTTGTGTCTTGAATTGTGATTAGCTCAGACCAATTTGCGTCGTTTACTTTGCGCCATTGATACCTGTAGCCGCGAATGAGCAAATCAGCAGCGCCGTTGACTTGTGGGGGCTTCCAAGACGCTGAAATGTACGTTGTGCCGTTTGAATACTCTAATTTGGCTGATAAATTAACAGGCTCTGTTGGAGTGCGAACCTCAAAACGGTCCTTTGGTACTACAATCGGCAGGTTGTTGTCAACGTACCCATACTTGCTGTTGTTATACTGAATTGCTTCTACTTGGTAAACAAGAGGCTCAACCTCAGCGATTGAAACTATTCGGTACTGTGCGGGTTTTAAGTCAATCCACTCAAGAACCCAAAGGATATTTTTCTGTGTTGGCGGAATTTGATCTGTTACCAGTGTGGTTGTAAGATCGTCAGCATCTGTTGAATCAGAAAGCACATTTGCTTTAAGCAATTTCGGCTTGTAATATCTAGTGCTATCTGGGTTTATGACTTCTTCGCCGTTAGGGATAACGATTGAAATGTCGTAAGAAATGCTGTCGTCTAGATCTAAAAGTGCGTCCAGTGTCACGCTATTGCCGTTAACGGACTTGACTCTGCCTCCTAGCCTTTGGCCCTGCCTGACAGGATCTGCAATTTGAATAACTTCTCCAACACCAGCCGCAAGCCCTTCAGCACCAATCCGGAAGCTAACCTTGTCGGTTTCATAGCGATTGCTAAATAGGGTATGCTTAGCCGCACGAAGAGCCTGGCCCCTGCTGGTTACGCCAAGCAACCTTAAATCAACAGGGTTGTACCCAAAACGCTCCAGCAGCACATCATCTTGCTGGTACTCTGCAACGGCAGCGTAATTTTGAGCTGGATCATCCCAGCTTGCAATACATACAGTTTTGCGAGCAGCGCGGGCAG